AATCGAGTTTACTTTCTCTTATTTTACAATATTCTTGTTCTTGTTGTTGAAATTTACTGGTTGGAGTGTCTAATGTTTTAAATTCGAATTTAGTTATTAACGTGTAATAATAATGTAATTTTTCCATCAAATTTTCTTCATTTACTTCATATTTATTATATTTTGATGTCTGTGCGACTCCAATCGTTTTTAAACCTTTGACTTCTTCGTATGGTATTAACCACATTTTTTTATCTTCGTCGCACATACACAACATTAAACAATTCTCATAATTACCCTTGTTCAATCGAAAATAATATTGACTTCTTTCTGTTTTTTTGTTTGTCGTCTTTACTTGAATGCCTAGCCATAAATCTTCGATTACATCAATTGGTTTAACCACAATATCAGCTTTACAACCATCATAAGATTTAATAGTTGTAAAATAGTATCCTATTAACTCGTTAAAATAATTAATACAGTTTAATTCTTGTTTATATCCAGACAATTTATATTCACCAGAATGTAATTCTGTTAATTTTAATCCCGTGTTTTTATTTACACATTTTGGACAATTTATTCCCTGGTTTAGTGTTATAAAATTTTTATAACTTACGCTGTTGGCGTGTCCACAAACCGCATTATATTTTATTTTACAAGTACTGTTTTTATAAACCTGCATAAATTCTGCCTTATCCATTGTTACAAGACACTTTTTATCTAGAAATTTGTTTACAACATGTTCATATGTTGGTATTTCTAAAGCGCAATTTCTACATTTTATTCCCATTCCATTAAGAAATGATTTTAATATAACGCAATTTTTATGACCACATGATGCTATATATTCTAATTTTCCCAACTGATTTGTGTACGTTTCGCTTATTAGGACACAATTCTGTTGAGCAAATATGTCTTGGACTTGAGGATATGTATAAGTAGGCGGCATAGTGTATATATACCGATGGGTTTATATTGGTTTCAAATATAATATATATGAATCAATTTTTATTTATATATATTAAAAAATGGCTTATAAACCCAAAAAATCAGTTTGTTACGATAATGGTCACAATTATGCCGTGGGAAGCGAACTTAAACAGAGCATTATCGAGCCCAAAGATGCTACATCGTACTTCACAACGAGAGGCAAATCGTTCTCAAGATAAACTTCAATTTGAGAACATAAATTTGTACATTTGATGAAATATCCTAAATTTTTAAGTGAAAATTCGCCTTGAATAATCTTGGAAGGGTCTTGCTTCAATATGAAGCCCATATTCCCATCAGACTCGGCACGATGAATTTCTGCCGATGCAAATTGTCCAGAGCATTTAAATATCAATTCATTTCCAACCGATTTGATTTCAAGCTTGTCTGAAATACATGACAAATCGCGAATAATTTTCTGAAAATCAGAAGACGGCAAATTAATAATAGACGAAAATTTCACATTAGGATACTGTAGCTCTTCCATTTCGGGCTCAATCAGTCTTAATTTCTGCGTCTTACATTGCTTAATATCACCATTTTCGAATTTCAGCGCTAAATGAGAGACAATGCCGTCGACATAATCCGCGTTTTCGATATAAATTGTCAACGTATCGTCATTATCAATCGTGTTGATTAGTTTGAACAAATGGAACATATTTACACCTATAATGATTTTGTCTTTTTTACATTCATAAAATTCGAAATTCTCAGCATTCAAACACAAATGTGCTAAAATAGTATGCGATTTGTCCATGTTAATAATGCGAATGCCAGTCTTATCAAAGGTTATATTTGTTTCTAAAAGAATGTCTTTTAACGCAGTCATTAACGTTCTAAATGGTGCAATTTGCACGGTTTTAATAGTTAGTACATTATTCATTGATTCTTGGTTAGTTGTTGCACCTATAAAATTTGACATTATACATTTATTTTCATAAAATCTTTAAATACTTATGCGTGTAATTGTTTTTTCCAAAATTCAAACGCGCCCGTTTTTAAACAAAGTAAAAACAAAGTAATAAATGTATTCATTGTAAAACTAATCTAAACGTATATTATTAATACTTAAAAGCGGCAAATGTCTACAGAATCACACACAAAATGTCAACAAACGATACAAGATTTGTTTCAAAAATACGAAAATAATGAGTATATGTTACAACGAATACACACGCATATTGTAAATTGCTTGCCTAACACGCTTGACATTGAACTCATAAACCACGAAAAACGTATTTGTAGAAATATATTTTTAACCAATGAGCAACAAATTTTTATACAAGTGTTTTTACAAAAAAATCTGTATTATTATTTATCATCTAATAATTGTTTTTATGAATATAATGGGGTCAATTATAGTATTGTTAAAGAAGACGATATTATTCATAAATTGCTTTCAAGTATTTCCAAGGACAGAGTTCTACTTGAATGGAAATATAAAACCAAAATTCACATTATAAAACTCATCAAAGAGAGAAGCCTGTTTAATTCTACACCCGAGTCTGATACCATTCAAAACGTATTAAACGTATTATACCCGTCCGTCTTTGTTTCTAAAAATCACGCCAAATATTTCCTAAATGTTATTGGAGACAACATTTTAAAGAAAAATCAACATCTCATATTTATTGTTAGTCCATACATGAAAAAAATAGTAAGCGAATTAGAATTTATAGCATCAGATGGTCTTGGAGTGCATAATATTACACACAATTTTGTTACAAAATATCATGAAAATCATTCTTATGAAAAATGTCGTTTTATTAACATGAATGAAACGTTTGCAAAGACACTATGGGTTGATATGCTGAAAAGAAATGTACACGAATTGATGTGCGTTGCCGTTCATTATTCAAAACGTTATGACAATTCAGATTATTTTATAGAAAATAAAGTGAATGAGGACCTGAAAAAATATGTATATTACATCAAGAACAACACATCGCAAAATATTGTGAATGACTTTTGTAATAAATATATTATAGAAACGGATAAATCCAAAAATACAATAGACGAAATGGAAATGGAATGGAAAAATCTACATTTTCTTTGGAAACAGTTTCTCTCTGATAATCAATATCCAAACATGATTTATTCAAACACCTTGAAGCAATTAATGAAAAACAAGTACACATATAGTGAGGAACATGATGCGTTTTTAAATATTACAAGCAAGTTCTTACCTATACAAAGCGATTTTATAAAATTTTGGAATACAACCATTACAGTAAATGAAGCACAAACTATAGATAATGAAATGGAAATAGATGAATTATGCAGTTTGTTTAGAGTTTGGGCTAAGAATTGTGATAATTTAATGACACATGGAAACACAACGGAAGAAAATGTGCTGAAAATACTAAAACATTTTTTTCCTAGCGTAGAAATAATAGAAGATAAGTATGTATTGAATATTACATCCATTACATGGAATAAAATTATAGATATTAACACCTTTTTTGTATGTTTAAAGGACATATTAAAGGAATATACTCTTGCTCTTATTTCGTTTGACGAGGTTTATAATTATTACTACAAATATTGTAATGAGAACTCCATAAAATTTGTTGTTAGCAAAAGATATTTTGAAAAACATATATATTTTACGTTTCCTGACTATATTGTTTATGAAAAATTTATTAAAATAGAGTTATTGTTGTTATTATAAACTAGTGCTTATAGTTGTCGTGTTTTACGTGTTTTGACCTTCTTTTTCTCTCTAGAACAACACTCATCAAATAATCCAGGAACAAATTTGCCTCGCTTGATGGATTCAATATGATGTTTGTGAATTGGCTTCTTTACTGAAGACGTTTTTTTCCCTTTATTATATTTTGTAATACTTTTGAAACCTTTTCCGCGCTTAATTGTGACTTTGCGCACAATCTTTTTGCCACCGGATTGAGTTGTAACTTCTGTATTATGATAGTTAAAATCCATTATACATTGTTTTTAGAAAATAATGTTAAATTGAAACAAATATCTATTTTATCTATTTTATCTATTTTATCTATACATCTATATATACATATGAATGAGGCGACATTAGTTCATTTATTTCATATATTAATTATCGGTAGCCTTTTTTTGTATGTAGGCATTTATAAAACCACAATACCTAAAATAATGTTTCCGATATTACTTGGATTGGGCATAGTAATCATTTTATACCACATATATAAGACATATAACAACATACTACATAAGAAAGGGTATTGGGTAAATTTAATTCACATTATTTTAGTTGGACCTTTATTAGTTTATATTGGTTACCATGATGCGAAAACCGCCCGATTATATTTTGAACTATTATTAATGTTGGGATTTGCTGCTATTGGCTATCACGGGTATTATATGATATACTAACAGCAGCTAACAAATAGTCTTTATCCATTTTTTCGTTAATACTTCCTTTACACTATCTAACGCGCCTTCTGACCATCCCTGGTTTTTGCTAACAACCTCCCCTATAACTAAAATACCCTTTTCAGGATGTTGGGCAATATCAATAAATTCGTCTCTATCATTATAAAGGTCGCGATTCAGCGG